GAATTCCTCGTTCGCGCTCTTTGCGAGTTTCTTCATCCAGAATTGGTTCGTTTGCGTTCTTTTCTTCTTCCAGTGGAGGCAAGCCGCCGGATTCTTCACCACCGCCACCAGCGTCTTCACCACCGCCACCAAGGTCTGGTAGACCACCAGCATCTCCACCACCACCACCCATGTCTACCCCACCACCACCACCTCCACCCTCACCAGACTCGCCGCCACCGGTGGTCAAAGATGGATCGCTTCCTTCATCAGTAATCTGTTGAATTCTCCAAGCCTCTTTTTTGTCTTTTATGACTTCTTGTTGCAGATCTTCAACATCATCGCCAGAAATATTAAATATAGTATTATACAACCATTTTTTGCTGAACATGTTGCTTTCCATCATATCAGAAGCAAGATTCACTTTATTCTGCCAAATTTCCAACTTTTCTTGTTCAAAGATGGTGGAAGGATTGCTCAGTTCCAATTCAAAATCAACCAACGACGCATCTTGATATCCTTGTACATACAAATGAACAATAGCAATCTTGGTCAGTTCAGAAACAAGAATGCGTTGAATACGCCCAATGGTACGAGCAAAACGAACATCTTCTGCTGCCAATGTAGCCTTGCCAGAAATACTTTCATCATAACCCAAGAATGCTTTTGGAATCTTGAGTGCTGCCATCATTTTATTACGAACATATTCCAAGTCATCAATACCAGTAAATTCCATACCAGGTAATGTATCAATCTTTGTGCCACTGTCTCCACCACGAACTGGTAGATAAAAATCCTCAACCATGTTGTTTAGATTGAAACGAAGATTATAATCACCAGTCTTTTCATCAATATATGGAACTTTTTTTACTTGTCCTATAATTTTTTGCATGGCTGCATCAACTTCATTTGGTGCAATATTACCAACATCAATATAGAACATACGTTTTTCCGGTGCACGCATGATACGATGAATCAACATGGCATCTTCCATGAGACTCAATTGCTTCCATACACGACGTGCCGGTTCAATCATGCTCTTGCCATATGGTAAGAAATTACTGTCGCTCAACAATCTAAAATGAGCAATTTCAAAGTTTTCATACTCCATGCCACCGCCCATACCATCATGCTGATATTTGACATAGTTAAGATTTTTTGGATCACTACCTTCAATACGAGTCAATTCATATGGACTGATTGGATGCACCAAGTGAATGCCATATTCTGGTGATATTTCCAATCTCAAGAAAAAATCACCATATTTACACATGTTGCGAGTCCAACTCCACATATTGAACTCAACATTTAAAATATCATAAAACAAATTGTTGAGAATCTTTTTGATGTTTTCATTCTTTGAGCGAATGGTAAGAACATTTCCAAATTCTGAAGGTACGAGACACTCATCTGAATAAATATCCAATGCAGATGCAATGATTGGGTCCATGTCCATTACATCATAATCTCTAAACAATTCTAAACGACTTGCTTGATATGCCATAGACATATCGCGATTATGCAAATTGTATGTACTACTTCTTAATCTATTGAAACGATCACGCAAACTATTTCTGTCTGTTGCGTATTGAATTTCATCTGTGTCTATAACTTTTATCTTTTTTCCACCAACATGACGCACGAGCACGTCCGTTGAGAACATCTTCTTTAGTCTTGTGAATATATCTTTTTGTTCTGCCATAAGTATGTATATATATGAGCGTCTATTCTATAAATATATACTCATGATATTTTTATAAGATATATCATCACAGCAGCCATGTTAGGTCTTCTGTTTTACTTTGACCACCCACACCACTTGGACCACCAATACTCATTTTCCAAGGATTGCTGTAAACTCCATAAGGATTATTACCAGATTTATGCAATGCCACCATGTTATTTTTTATCTGTTCGCTTGAAGTAGAACCTATCTTTGATATTATAAGACGAGTAGATTCATCTGCTTCTTTTCTCAATCGCAATGCTACATCTCTGATCCATAGTCCAATAGCCATTGACAATACAAGGTCATCATTGTAACCAGTCATGGCTTCTGCCTTGGCAGATGATCCACCGGTGTTTTTCCAGATGAATACATTCAGTTCTTCCAACAATCGCTTGCTGTGTATGATTACTTCTTTGTTGCGAATATAACTTTCAAGTTTGGATATTAGAAGCGGTCTGGACTTGTTGGATGTGGTAAAGCCCGGTGTCATTTTGCGTTCTTCAGCATTTATCTTGTTTGTGGCTTGAGATTCTATATCTACATATTGTAAATCTGATGAACTATAAAATAGATTTGGATAGTTGCTGTCTAATACAACTTGTATAACTGCCCATCCTACATTGGCATTTTCTATAACAAGTAATGCTTGATTATATTCAGTTGCAATTGTCATGAGCAATCGAGCATAATCACTTGTGGGTATTTTTCCTTTATATTCTGCTACTTGTTCCATTGTTTCTATTTCCAACACTTGACACGCACTAAAGTCGGCGGCATCTCCTCGACCAACGTCGGCACTTATCATATAACTTTTACCAGCTTCTGGATATTTGTATATCCATAATCCTTTGTCATGTCCGCGCTTTTCTGTTGGATCAATGGCATGATTTTTTTCATACCATTCTATTAGTGGAATATCAATAACGGTATTGCCTGACGTACTAAATTCACAATCACATTCTTGTGCCGCACCTTTTTCACCAGACAACTTTGTTTGATCATCGCGCCATTTTTGATCGCGTTCTGGATGATGATTCCAAGGTAAGCTGATACGATTCATGTTGTTTAGACCAGATTCGCTTTCTGTCCACATTTTGTGAAACCAATTACCCACACCATTTGGTGTAGACAACACAACCGCTTTACCACCAGTAGCCAATGTATATTGAGAAGACAACCATATTTCGTCGATATTGTCGATGAACGCAGCTTCGTCAATGATCAGCAAAGATGCGGCACCCGAACGACCGGCTGTACCGGCTGATGAAATAGCAACAATCTTGGAGCCGTTGGATAGTTTCAATGACAGTCGATTGTCTTCTGATTCTCGCAGTTTTAACCAACTTGGTAGATTGTCATTTGCAAAACGAACTTTGGTTACAATTGCCTTGGATGTTTCTTGTGTGATGCTCAAACAAATAATTTCTTTGTTTTCATGAAACACCATGAGCCACAATGAATATCCAGCAACCAATGTAGTAATACCCATCTGACGACTTTTGAGAATAATGTTTTGATCATACTTGATCAAGTCAGACAAAGTTTTGTCTTGAAATGGATAAGTAAGAAATGGCAGTGTGCCGCGAATAGGATGTTGAATTTTCACATACTTCTTCATGAAGTATATAGGATCTTTGGCACACTTTATATACTCTTCTCGAATTACATCTTTGATATTCTTGGTCGTACTAGACATAATTTTGTGGTTCGTATTTGGTATATAACGGATGTGTATAATTTACCATTACAATGTCTGGTATTTCATCATACACATATTTTCTAAACTGTGAAGCTGATGCATCAACAATCACACCTTCTACTTCCACCCAATCATGATCTATTGTATATTCATCATTTATTTCGTCCAATGGACTAATGAATTGATATGCTGCTGGCTCGTCCAATGTAAAATTTCCTTCCACATGTTTGGCATTTATACCGTGACTTTTTAGTTCTTTGACCAAATCTTTAGCAATGAACTCGCACATACCCTTTTCTGGATATCTGTTCTTTACTCTGATAGCCAATCCTTCGATTATATCAGACTGGTGCAAGAACTGCGTCAATTTCATTGTTGATTTTCTTTAATTCTTTTTGACCTTCTTTGATTTTCTTCAAACAAGTTTTCCAATCTTTTTCTATACTTGCTGTCAGTTCAGCACGCACAGTGTTATCCCACTCTTCAACAAATCCATTAGAATTGACATAAGTGAGTTTCTTTGAACCATCAGATGCCAAATATTCTTTGCTTTCTTTTAGCTTTTGCTTTATATCATTCAAATAAGATAATTCATTCTCCAACAGTTTTTTGGTTTCGTATAGCTTAAACTTACCTTTGATACGCAGTTGAGTTTCTTCTTCAATCAAACAATCAAAACATTTACCGGTTTTTAGATGCATTTTGCGATCAATCTTTGATCCCCAACGAACCTCTGTTCCGCAGCATTTGCATTTATCATTGGTTTCCATACGAATGATGTCCGAAA